AACGAAAGGAATTAGGGTTTCGTGGCATATTTCGTAAATATGCATCGGGACACCAGGAGGTGTCCTCTCAACTTTCTCATATTGCTGGTGTCCTGGTGTCCTATATATACCTCAAGACACATAAAGCCTCTAGGGGACACCAAGGGGCAAAATCGGCCATCCGCAATAATATTACCGGATGGCCGCCCGTTTTTGGTGTCCTCTACTTTAGCCCACGGGGCAGGCCCAGGCCCAAATCAACCACAACCTTTTTTTATTTTATGGGACCACTTTAATTATTCCAACCAACCACGTTCCGCCTGACGAGTCTAATAATAATGCCTTGGTGACTAAGTGTGGTCCCTATAAATAAAGCTGACATATCCCATACCTCTTTAATTCAAAATGGTTAAGAGAGATGCCCCATGGCGTTTAATGGCGGGGACCTCAAAGGTCTCACGCTCTGCTAACTTTTCGCCTCGTGAAGGTATGGGCCCAAAATTCAACAAGGCCGCTGCATGGGTTAACAGGCCCATGTACAGGAAGCCCAGGATCTATCGCACAATGAGAGGCCCAGACATCCCCAAGGGATGTGAGGGGCCATGCAAGGTTCAGTCTTACGAGCAGCGGCATGATATCTCTCATCTTGGCAAGGTAATGTGTATTTCTGACGTGACGCGTGGTAATGGCATTACTCACCGCGTCGGCAAGCGCTTTTGTGTTAAGTCTGTATATATTTTAGGCAAGATATGGATGGACGAAAATATCAAGTTGAAGAATCACACGAACAGTGTGATGTTTTGGTTAGTTCGAGACCGTAGACCATATGGCACTCCTATGGATTTCGGCCAGGTGTTCAATATGTTCGACAACGAGCCCAGTACGGCAACTATCAAGAACGATCTACGTGATCGTTATCAAGTCATGCACAGGTTCTACGCGAAGGTCACTGGTGGTCAGTATGCGAGCAACGAACAAGCCTTGGTTAGGCGTTTCTGGAAGGTCAACAACCATGTTGTGTATAACCACCAGGAAGCCGGGAAATACGAGAATCATACGGAGAACGCTCTGTTATTGTATATGGCATGTACTCATGCCTCTAACCCTGTATATGCGACATTGAAAATTCGGATCTATTTTTATGATTCGATAACAAATTAATAAATTTTGAATTTTATTTCATGATTCTCGAGTACATAATTTACATATGAACGGTCTGTTGCCCAAGATACAGCTCGTATAACGTTATTGAGACCAATAACTCCTAACCTATCTAAGTACAACATAACTAAATGCCTAAATCTATTCAAATATGTCGTCCCAGAAGCTCGAATCGATTCCGTCCAGACTTGGAAGTTCAGGAACGCTTTGTGAAGATTTAGTGCTCTCCTCAGGTTGTGGTTGAACCGGATTTGTATGTGGTATATCCTTGTGTGCGTGTAGAGTGGATCCTCCACNTTGTACATCTTGAAATAGAGGGGATTTGGAACCTCCCAAATAAAAACGGAATTCTCTGCCTGATGCACAGTGATGTCGTCCCATGTGCGTAAATCCATTACCATCTTTGGCGCAGTTGATATGAATGTATATGGAACAGCCACAGTCTAAGTCGATTCTTCGACGACGAACAGCTCTCTTTTTAGCAATCCTGTGCTGTGCTTTGATAGAGGGGACCTTCGAGGAAGATGAATTTGGCATTTTTTTCAGTCCACTCTCTTAGAGCCGAGTTCTCGGCTTTGTCGAGGAAATCTTTATAACTGGACCCCTCTCCAGGATTGCACAGCACGATTGATGGGATTCCACCTTTAATTTGAACCGGCTTTCCATATTTACAGTTGGACTGCCAGTCCCTTTGGGCCCCAATCAATTCCTTCCAGTGCTTTAGCTTTAGGTAATGCGGAGCGACGTCATCAATGACGTTATACTTGACGTCATTTGAGAAAACCCTAGAATTGAAATCAAGATGGCCGCTCAAGTAATTATGTGGGCCTAACGACCTAGCCCACATTGTCTTGCCCGTTCTTGAACCACCTTCTATGATTATACTAGTTGGCCTTGCCGCAGCGGAACACTCATTAAAATAATCATCAGCCCAATCTTGTAACTCTTCTGGAACTGACGTGAACGAAGAGAGCTCAAACGGAGGAACCCACGGTTCCGGAGGTTTCTGAAATAATCTCTCGACGTTAGCTAATAAATTGTGATAATTAACGATAAACGTCTTTGGATCACCAGCTTTTATAATGTCGAGAGCTTCTCCCGCACTACCTGCATTAACGGCATTGTGATATACGTCGTCTTTGTTTGACTTTGAACCCCCAGACACTTTATATTGCCCGGATTCACAATAATCACCTTCTTTGGTGATGTAGTTCTTGACGGCGTTGGTGTCTTTGGCAGCCTGAATGTTTGGGTGAAATCGGGCAGACCGTCTGGGGTGAGTGAGGTCGAAAAATCCAGCATCCTTGATGTTGGATTTTCCAGATAATTGAATGAGGCAGTGTAAGTGCGGAGACCCGTCGGAATGTTCCTCTCTGGCGACTCTAACGTAATTCGGTTTGACGACCGACCACGAGAGATGCAGAAGCATCTCAAGAACTTCTTCTTTGGGAACATCGCACCTTGGATAAGTTAAGAATATGTTTCTGGCAGTTA